TCACCTTTAGATGCCTACGGCCTAGCCAGACTAGTCAACCCAAACAACACGCCTAAGACGTACAAGCGGTGGCAAGATCAGGTTATGTATCAAGTAACTAGGTTTAAGTATGCAGCAAAGCCTACAGCAGGGGCGGATGTACACAACTTACTACAACCCGCTATACGCTTTACTAAGGCACAATGCCTAGACTTACCGCCAGTTATGACCGTAACAAGAGAAGTACCGTTAACAGCACAGCAAGATAAGTATTACAAGCTACTGAAGAAAAAGATGACGATGTATGCGGCGGGAGAAACTATTACTGCGGTCAACGCAGCCGCCGGTGTGAACAAGCTATTACAGATAAGCGCAGGAGCAGCGTATACAGACAACCAAGAAGTTATTGAGTTTGACTGCGCGCCGCGCTTGAATGTACTACTAGAAGTGTTGGAAGAAACTAACCGTAAGGTGTTGGTGTTCGCCCCCTACAGGCACAGCATCGATACTATATCTAGGTTCTTAGAAAAGAATAGCGTGGACTGCGCGCAGATACATGGGGATGTTAGTCCGACAAGACGCACCGCAATATTTAAACAGTTTCAAACAGAGGACTCACCGAGGGTGTTAGTAATCCAACCACAATCCGCATCGCATGGCGTGACGCTAACAGCCGCAGACACTGTAGTATTTTGGGGGCCTGTTATGAGTGTAGAAACGTATCTACAATGCTGTGCTAGGACGGACAGGGTTGGGCAGAATTCAGACAAGGTAACGATAGTACATATACAAGGTAGCGAATTAGAAAGAAAGATGTTTAGGTTGTTGGCAGGGCGTGTGGATGAGCACATCGGGTTGGTGAAGTTGTATGAAGAAGAGTTATCAAACGCTTGACGCGTGTTAGAAGAAGTGTATAATGATGGACATCGGGTTAAGAACCCGCAATTTAAAAAGGAGTTGGAACCGTGGAAGAGCAATCAGATATTATCCCAATGGACAAACTAGCAAAGATTTATTTAAGAATCAGAACCGCTAAGTCAGAGCTAACACAGAAGTATGAAGCAGAGCTGGCCACGTTTGATGAACAAGAAAATGAAATAGAAGCAGCAATGAAAAAGCAGATGCTTGCTTTAGGTACTAAGTCAGTTAAGACTGACAACGGTACAGTAATGTTGGGTACTAAAACACGCTACACCACGCAGGATTGGGGTTCGTTCCGTGAGTTTATTATGGAACATGATGCGCTAGAACTCCTTGAGCGCCGTATAGCACAGAAGTCAATGCAAGAGTTTCTTGAAGCAAACCCAAATCTAGTCCCCCCGGGCTTGAACAGTGATACTGCATACCAAATCAGTGTCCGTAAACCGACTAAATGAAAGTGAAAAATGGCTACAAATATTATGGAATTTTCCCCCTCAGCAGCTCCCTCGTTTGTTAAGCGAGGCGAAGTATCGGCAGTAACCAAAGCATTGGCCGGCGGTAGTGTCGGCAGTGGCGGCAAGCGCATCTCTATCAAAGGCGGTGTATTCCGTCTAATGTCAGAGGGCAAAGAAGTTGCCGCTATCGACGAGCGCCACTTGGATGTAGTGGTTGTTAATGCTTCACCTAAAGTATCACGCACGTTTTATGCGGGTAAGTACGAAGAGGGCAATACATCAGCCCCTGCTTGTTGGTCTGCGGACGGCGAGAAGCCGGATTCAAAAGCTGAGTCACCACAGTCTTCATCGTGCGCTACTTGCCCACAAAACATTTCGGGCTCAGGTGATGGTACAAGCCGTGCTTGCCGCTTTAGTCAGCGTATTGCTGTTGTGTTGGCTAACGATATGGAAGGCGACGTTATGCAGTTGACGTTACCTGCACAATCTATATTTGGTAAAGAAGTTGGGGATGATCGTCCTTTGCAAGCGTACGCTCGTTATATGGCTGCGGCGGGTGCGGGTGCTGATGCTGTTGTTACGCGTATGCGTTTCGATACTAAGGCTCCGGTTCCTAAGCTGTTCTTTAAAGCTGCGCGTTGGTTGACTGATGAGGAGTACGCCATCATCACTGAGAAAGGCCAAAGCCGTGATGCAATCAATGCAATCACTATGACGGTATCGCAAACAGATCGCGCCGCACCGGCTCCGATCCCAGTAGCGTACAAGAAGACGGCTAAGCCTGTTGTTGAAGACTCTGACGATGGTACGGCTGAACCGGCTAAGCGTAGTGAGCCGAAAGTCGGCGCTAAAGTTCCCGCAAGTAAGGGCAACCTAGCATCTTTAGTAGATTCGTGGGACGATACAGACGACTAAAGTTATGGGGAAAAGCGGATGCTGTGTAGTTCCAAAAGCTACAGATCAAACAGACGCAGCGAGTACCCCACCTAACAGCCAAGCCGGTAGTGGCTTAAAACACCGGCAGTGGGGGCGGCTTCGCTCCAAAGTTGGCCGTGACCCCACACCCTTCAATAACCGAGAACACTATGCCTTACTCCGAGACTGTACGATTCAACGTAGCAAAAGCGCCAAAGACATTGGGCAACCAACTAGGACGTTATGCTGTTCACTTAGATATGCCCGTGACATTTATTGCTAAAGCTACCGGTGCTACAAGGCAAACGGTATACAACTGGTTTTCAGGCGGTGAGGTTCTTCAACCATACCGCGCGCTTGTTACGACCCTAATAAAAGTCTTACAGACGGCGACTTCGCCGGAAGACGCAAAGAAGAAAGTAGCTAAAGCATTCGAACTACAATAACAAGGGAGTGCCATGAATCCGTTAGATTTTTTAACGGCGGTCTTACCGTCTTCGGAAGAGCACTACTGCATATTCGATGCTGCCAGTAAAAAACATTTTTTCTATGGAGATGTAGATTCCATAGTCGCCAACGTAGAGAAGTACGAAGCTAAGAAATCTGATTTTTATTTTGCAGTATCAGGGTTTCGCAGTAACGCCAACCGCACAGCAGAGAACGCCAAAGTAGTAAAGTCGTTTTTCCTAGATTTAGATTGCGCAGAAGAAGGACCAAAGACATACGCAACAAAAGAAGAAGGCATGGCAGAACTGCTTGCGTTCTTAGAGAAGACTGGTTTAAATAAACTAGGCAACCCGATCATCGTTGATTCGGGCGGGGGCTACCACATTTACTGGCCTCTTACAGCGAACCTAGATATAGCCACATGGAAGCCTATCGCTGAGAATTTTAAGCGCTTGTGTAAGCAAGAAGGCATGAAGATTGATATGTCTGTACCCGCCGATGCGGCGCGTGTATTGCGTGTGCCCGGTACGACTAACTGGAAGCGCGTTGATAAATTCGATACGACGTTTACTGTAGCTGTTATCCAAGAAGCAGACCCAGAGTTTTTTGATGCTGATAGTTTTGCGAAGATTGTTCGCGACAACTTAATAGAGATTCCACCTGTAGAGAGCCTACCCCAAATTCCGGGTAAAAGGCCGAAGCTCGCCCCCACGGCAGCAAATTTAAAGTTGTTCGAGAACTCCGCTACTAGCTTCAAAAAAATCCTAGACCGCTCGATGGGTGGAGATGGTTGCGACCAGCTTGCACATTATTTTGAGAACGCCTCTGAAGACGGCATGGAGCCGCTATGGCGTGGATGGTTGTCGATTGCGCAGAAGTGCGAAGACGGAGAGAAGGCTTGTAAGAAGTTGTCGGACGCACACCCATACTCGCACGACCGTATGGTTATCAAGCTAAGAGAGATTAAAGGTCCTTATGCTTGCATTAAATTCGACAGCGAAAATCCGGGCATCTGCAACAACTGCACACACTTTGGGAAAATAACTAATCCCTTAGCGTTGGGTCGCGTCGTTAAAGTCACTACCGAAGAACAGGTGGTCGAATTGGTTCGCGCTGACGATCCGGTTGAGGTAGAAGAGACAGAAGTAAAGATTAAGTACACGCGGCCAACACCTCCGTATGGGTTTTCCTATGGTGACAACGGCGGTATCTTTTATGAAGAGTCTGACAAAGACGGGAACGGTAATACCACCACGCGCCAGAAGATGCTCTTACCTTACAACCTGTTTTTGGTTGATATACTAAAACAAGGTAGCGGCGAACACACGGTACACATGATTGCCGAGCGCCCTGAAGGTGCGGTGGATGTTATGTTTCCTCAAAGAGCGTACGTTAGCCAAGACGAGATGACAAAAGCGTTAGCCAACGCAAACATCGTGGCGCTCAATGGGCAAGAGAAAACCATGTTCTATTATGTTCGTGGGTGTATTGGGGACGCTAGTGCTAACCGCGCTGCGCGTAAGGTTCCTAGTAATTATGGGTGGCAAGAAGATGAGACGTTCGTACACCACAATACTATTTATTCGGACGAGGCTATCGTTAAGGTTCCTATTCCGGGTATGGACAACTTGTTCCGCATCACGGATCGCCGTGGCACACTAG